TGCGGACGATGGTCTCCGTGCTGATGATTCCAACGGACTGCGATGCAATCTGTGCCGTCTCCTGATCGTTCTGTACCATCGTGCGCGTCCATGTCTGTACGACCGCATCATCCTTGATGGCAATGCCCAGCGCGCGGCAGACGCAGCGGATGAAGCGCCCGAATGACGGCTTGAACTCCGTTTCCATCAGCCCCGCTTTCAGTTCCAAAAGGGAATACAGAAATTTCAGTGCCACGCCGGAGCTGTTCCCGAAATTCTCCGGATCCGGGTCGATTCCCATACCCTGCTCAAAGATGCACTTCCTCGTGATAGTGAGCAGCTTCTCCCTTGCTTCCACCGGAAGGTCTATCGTCAGCGTGGAGACACCGGAGCTGTCCCCGTTCCCGTCGTTCTCTACCTTGATGGTCTTGTAATATTTCAGGTCTGACAGGAATTCATTCAGATCCGCGCCGCCATAGTTGGTCAGCACGAAGATGACTTCCTGAATGTCCTCAAGGTCGTTCACGAATCCGCTGAACACCTTGCAGTACACGTCAATTAGCGGCTTGATGTTCTTTAAGTCGTCCGTATGTACGTTGTTATTATCAAACGCAAAGAACGGCACCTCTCCCATGCCGTGCTGGTAGGTGTTCGTCTCCTTTTCCTGCCCGCAATCCACGAGAAGGAAATTGTTGTACGGTATCAGCCCGTCATTGACGGCCCTTCCTGCCGGTACGCGGTACATGGAGCACTCCGTGTCGTTCCACAGCTCGTATACGTCGAATTCGTCCCCGGAATCGTCAATATCGTGGTATGTCCGGAGCACTCCGAGGAGCTTCCGGTCGAGTGACCTTGACCATATCGGCTGTATCTGTTCGGACGGCACTACCGCATAGTGGAAATTCCCATCCTCGGCAGACTTCCATGCGTGGATCCAGCCCGTCTTTTTGTTCGATGCCTCAATGCACAGGTCTTTGCACACCTTCGGGTATTTGTCCCCGAGGAACTTATTCAGCGCCTTGTTGGCAGCATCCGAACCGATATCGAACATCGGCGGCACCGTAAACATATAGGACGCCTTCTGGTTGACCAGCAGGCCGTGAAAATTGAATGGAATCCGGTTGTCCGCGTTCCGCATCGGAGACCCGACCTCATGCGTGACAAGCTCCCCGTTTCCGTCCTTTTCCGCTTCTTCCTTTCGCCTTGCCGTTTCGAACAGGATGTCTGTTTCGTTCTTGTAATACCGCTCGGCGGTCAGCGCATCCTTCATGTACGCCGCGTGCACGTCGGCATAACTGTTGATGACTCTTTTTACATTTTCCAAATCCATATCATTCACCTACTTCATGACCGTCAAACCGGACGGTTTCCTGATAATCGTGTTTCCAAAATACCGGACGGAATCCATGGCGTGGTCAAATACCTTGACCGGTTTGTCCTCCCCGCGCTCGGACGCTTTTTCGTCCCATATGTACGAAGAAAATTCCCGGATGGTCATCTGGCACTCCGAGCTGAATTTCACCGCCGCATCCGTAAGGAGCGACGCGAAGAACCGGATTCCGTCAAGCACATCGTTCCTTGCTTTTTTGACCGTGTACTTCCGTTTTTTCAGTTCTGCAATAAAAGAGGCTGCGGAAGGGTCGACCACAATCTTCTGTGGTTTAAGCCCCTGCAGCCATTTTTCCAAATCATCGGCGTATTCCGTGTCCGTCTTCTGTACCGCTGCATCACGCCCGGAATAGTAGTACTCACGTATGCAGTACCATATGCCGTCCTTGCCTTTGCCCCACAGGTGGAACACGGTCGCGTTCTGCGTTCCATAGTCGCACGACACATAATAAGTGTTCGGTATGATGTCCGGGATTGCATCCGGCTCAACGACGTGCTTCTCCGGGGCGAACATATCGTAGACCAGCCCCTCCGCCATTACCCACAGCCCTAGTATGTACCGTTTGAAGAATACGCCGGAATACATGCTGCGGTATCTTTCCTTTATGCGTTCGGAAAGCGACGGGTTATCATCCATGGTGAAGTGCAGGTGGAGCAGGTTCTTTTCCTTTGCCTTGTCCAGCCAGTTGAGTTTGAACCAATGGTACGGCGATTCCGGGTTGCAGTTGAACCAGAACTTCGAACCATCCACGGAGCAGCGCCCGGTTGCCTGGTTCACGAAGGATTCCGGCATCAGTGCGACTTCGTCGAAAAACGCGCCCGCTGCCGTGATTCCCTGTACAAGGTCCTGCGAACCTTCGTCCTTGCCGCCGAAAATGTAATAATCATTCTCCCTGCCGTTCTTGCGTATGGTCAGGTAGTTTTCTGACCTATGCTCCTCGACTTCATAGCCGACTGCTGCGAGCATCCTCTTAAGCGGCTTGATCACATTACGGCGGCAGGAACCGACGGTTTTTCCGGCGATGATGAAATTCTCGCCGTCAAAGTTTTCCATGCTCCACGCCACGAACGACATGGACATGCACATGGTCTTCCCCGACCGAATCGCACCGTCGGCAATGATTCCGTCATAGTCCTTTATGCGGTCCGCAAGCCACCATGTATTCACCTTGAGCTGCTTTCTTGACGGCGGTATGAACTTAAATGCTTTCGCTTTCTTCTTCCCCATCGTCTTCATCGTCCCACGCCCTTGCTGCCAGCTCCTTCAGTGCGTCCACGTACGAAGTGTCCATATCCTCCGGTGCGCTGTCCATATGCGCGGACAGCCATTCGAGCGCCTTCATCCGGTCAGCCAGCTTGATTCGGATTTCACCGTTGCTGCATGTGATCTCACTGATGAGGGTGCCATCCACGCCCTTGGAGTCCTTCGCGCTGACATAATTTACTTTTTCCGTGCGCTCCGCTCCCGTGTTCGGGTCTGTCACGGTCACCCCTTTACTTCCGAAGTCCACGAATCCGGTCATGTCCGCAAAGGCGATGTCCATGTATTTCTGGAAGAGGTCTTCCGCAGTGAGCATTTCCCGGTTCATCCGGTTCTGTTTCAGGCGCTGGATTTCCGCCTGTATTTCAATCTTTTTCAATTGCGCGCTACCGTTTCCACACGCGGTCTCATAGCTGCACTCATACGCCTTCTGGTATGCCTTCGTCGCATTGAAGTATTTGACGTAGTAGAGGCAGAAGAGACGCTGTTTGTCGGTCAGTTTTTCATTCCCGCATACATCCCGGACATCCTCCGCGACGGCTTCCCTCAGCTTCTCTTTTTTCGTTCTTTCCGAACGCTCGTTATTTTGCGAACGTTTTTCCGAACGCTCGTTATTTTTCCGAACGCCCTCGCCATCCCATCCGTACTCGCTCTTCCAGCGTCTTACGGTTCCCTGCGGCACTTCCAGCTCTTCCGCGATATCCTTCAGCAGTTTGCCCTGCCCGTACAGTTTAAGGGCAATTTCTGCTTTTGCATTCTTTGCCCTTGGCAAGAAAATCACCTACTTCCAATTTTTGCATTAAAAAAGCCCCCGCCTGCGCGGAAGCTCCTGCCTTTCCTGCTTTTCCTGTTTTTCCCATTTACCATTATAGCACACCAAAATGTGTTATTTTGTGTTGACTTTCATTTTTTCACTTACCATAATAGCACATGTAAATGTGTTATTTTGTGTCAACTTTCTCTTTTAGCATTATAGCATATCAAAATGTGTTATTTTGTGTTAACTTTCATTTTTTTAAACGCACGTAAGGCATCCCTGTGAAGATGCCTTACGTACTCGTAGGAGAAATTGGTCTCCCTTGCTATCGCGCCGAATCCCTTAAATTCCACATAACGCTTATACAGTATGTCTATATGCCTTTCATTTTCCATCTCGTGGATTTCTTCGATGATCCAGTGCCTGACCTGTGCATAGCTGCTGATCTGTTCCTTTACCTCTTCCTCCAGCTCGATGTAGCGGCATATCCTCGCCTCATGGGAGTTCCGGGGGCTGGACTGCACCCTGTCCTTTGCATAATCGATTCCGCCGCTTTTGGTGAGCTCGCTATGTAGAAGCGACAGTTCTTCTTTTTTCTGTTCGATTTTCATGTCAAGGTTTCTCAACTGGCTGAGGTACTGCTTCGCGTTGAAATTATCTTCCATGGTTCCCCTCTCTCCCGTGTTTGTCTGTTTCCGTACTGCTGCACATTTATTTTGTTGCACCGGTGCAACTTTCCCTATACTGCTGCAATGTTTTTTGATGAATACTGCTGCCCGTTCATTCATACCGTGCCCGGATTCCATCATACACCGGGCACCCCTCCGGGAATTCCCTCATACAGTATTTTTCCGCGTATGCGTCCCTTTTTTCGTCGCTTGGAAATGTGATCCGGAACTCCGTTTCCTCGCATGTGATAGAGCTGTGGTATTCTGACTTAAAAAACGGACATTTCGCGTTCTTGCACAGTGCCTTCTTCCCCATGTACATATTCCCACCCCTTATGTTTTTGTTACCACGGCTCCCAGATTGCGAGCTTTCTCCGCAGTTCCTCCGCGTCCGACTGCTGCCGCTTCAGCTCATCTGCAAGTTTCTGCACCTGCTCCGGCGTGAGTCCGGTCTGCTCATATGCCAGTAATTTCTCAAATGCGTTCTGAACCGGAAGCGGCTGGTTGCTGATCCGTATTCCGTCAATCCCATACGTCCCGTCGTTGTGCTCAATCGTTATCCTGTCCATCTTCTTTACAGAGCATCTTCCATGCTTCGTCATACCCGAAGCACTCATCGACGCCGTTCTTTCTCCTTACATGTACTACTTGTGGGTAAAATGCCACAACCATCATTTCTGTTTGTATCCGTTTCTTTTCCCGCGCGTGAAATATTTCCTCGGAATGTACGATTTCCCAAAATTTATATGTTTTTCCGACTTCCAGCCGGCGCCGTACTTTTTGCCGGAATGTTTCCATCGGTTGTCCCTCCTCCAGCATGTCATACGTCTTTGACATTACTCCTGCCTTTGTCACTTCGTTCCCTCCCTACCTTTTTGCTAAATACAAGACTGGAAACGTCCATAATGGAACGCCTATCATCCATGCTTCGAACCGTTCTCCTAGGCTGACCGCAAGATTTTCTTTTCCGATTTCCTTGCAATCCTTTCGCCATATCAGATAGAACGGTATGAATAAAATAAACTGTAATGCAATGCACACAATACACATGATTCCAAATATCAGCAATTTGTCCGCGTCAATCAGTCTCATATTATTCCTCACTTTCCGGTTTCTCGCACCGTTCAAATTCTATTCTCCATACCCATGGATTTCCATACCAGCCATATTCGTCCATATCTGTCTTCTTTATGGTGCTGTCCCATAAATCTGCAAACGCCAGTATGTAAGCCCTCTCCTTTGTGTCAAATTCTTTCGGAAGCGATATTCCCTCTTTTGCGCTTTCGCTGGCTGTCATCTCGTTCAATCGCTCCACCCTCACGTCCGTAACTTTGAGCCATATCCGGGCGGCTTCCTTTGGCATATGGATTGATGGTTTCCACTTTTCCACGTCGTCCTTTATGCGGTAATCTGCCTTATAACGATATCCGGGACCGTATATACATCCCACACACGGTTCATCGCAATCATCACAAGGGCAAAACCATGTTTCCCGCACATAGAGGATATCTCCCGGATTATATGGCTTTTTAAGATATGGCAGGATATCCTCCATCCTCTGATTCTTATATACCGTCCCTTCCGTACATATCGTGTGTGTCCCGTCTTCCTGCCGAGTGATATTGGATGGCAGCTTCACCATGCGCCTCGTCACCGTCTTTCTGCCGTCCAGTATCGCTTTCACCATCGCCGTGTTAAATAATATTGGTTTTACACTCATACGTCATTCCTCCGTATATCTCCCATAATCAAAAATATTCATCTGATGATTTTTCTTGTAATTCATCCATATGTTTTCCGTTCTTGGGCGTCCGTGTTCCGCGCAGCTCCTGAACTGCATTTTGTTCCAGTCTCGCAGGTAATGATCGTACATTTCCGATTCGTAGCCGGATATCATGATTTTCGCCCTGCTCTGTAATATAGTTTTGAGTAGTTCTTCATGGTCGGCGTCTGTCATCTCATACCTGTATTGCTTAGAGGTCCTTGTGCTGAGGAGGTACGGCGGATCAATGT